TATTAAAATATTTTCTAACTAATCCGATAGCAGCTGAATCTTTATTAGATACAGTATCCGATGCAATTTGGCGTACCAATAGCTCGAACAATATTCCTGTATTCTTAAATTTGCTGTGTTTTATTTTCATAATGAATAGTGTGCACTACCTATAAATATGTGATTATTGTATGTCCTTGATATTTTTCTCGTCTAGTAACGATGGTTCCTGATCAGGTCCCATTGCGAGTTCCTTGCGAGCTATGTTTAATCCCTCAAATAGTCCTTTGTATTTTTTAAGTTCAAACATTGCTTTAGGAGTACCGCTTCCTTCATCAGGTATATTTGCAGTATATAATGTACCATTTTCAATACTACCTAATCTATCTTTTCCTAATGGATCGTTTTGTGTATTGATCATAGATGCCTTTTCTTTAGGACGACCAACTGGACGTTTTTCATCATAGCCTGGAGGTATTGCTCCATCTACATTCATTCCTGATCTGCCTTTACCATACATTGATGCTAAATCGTGTGGTGTACCGAATGACTTACCAGTTTTAGCTGGGTCATTACCTTCGTTCTCTACTTGAGCTAATCTAAAGGCACGTTTTTTATCTTCAAGTACTAAATCGCGATATTCATCATATTGATCTTCGCTGAATTGGAATATACTGTCGTAAATCCAATCTGATGGTAGTAAGTTTGTATCTTGAATGGATTTAGCTAATTCAACTTTTTCCTTCCATAATGCTACTTTTTCCTGTTCGTAGATTACTGATGGAGTAGTTAATGATAATTCAAAGTTTGATAATGATTCACCATCATATCCTTGAACGTATAAATGTACTAATGCCATTTTATACAATTCAGATAATACAATACGTTGAATACGTTCAACTGTACGAGCGAAGCGAATATCTTCAGCAGCTAATGTAGCTTTACCTGTTAGATCTTTTTCAAATCCGAAGAATGCTTTAGGTACCTTAAGCGCTGCTAACATTTCATCTCTTAAGAAATTCACGTCATCAATCGCGTTATATTCCAAACCTTTAATTGTGTCAATCTTAGTTGCTGTATCATTACCACGAGTCGGAAGATAGAAATCTTCCATCATGTTTTGTAAGTTATATCTTAAATTATAGTCGCCAGTTTGATGATCAAACATAGGTGTTTTTTTCATCTTTTGCATAATCTTCTGCATGTAGTTATCTACTTCAGCAGGAGGAATATTACCAACGTTTACAGTGAATACGCGTTTTTCCGGGGCGCGTGTGATGCGGTGCAATAACATTGCATCCTTCATCAGCACATACTGTTTGTAAGTTTTGCGAGCAGGCTCAATAAACGCTCTACCATAAGGTAAGTAGTTAGCGTCAGTTAATAGCCTAAAATGCGCTATTTCATAGTTTTCAAATTTGATCTTACCATCTCTATCTTTAACACGGCTACTCATACCACCAGCGGCGATTACCATTGGATCTATTCTGAAGCATACGTAAGATGGGTTTTCAGGGTCCATACCTTCTTCGCGGACCATATCGTAAACTGAAAGTGGTGTTACATTGTAAATACCAAATTTTTCAGCTACTTCCATATGTAAGTAAAAATCACCATACTTACACATATTTCTAATCCACAACCATAAGTTAAACTCAACGTTTAATACGTCGTAGAATAAGTTATAAAGAATACGTTGAATATTTTCGTCAGCACTTCTGATTTGTATTACTTCTCCAGCCTCATTCTTTAATGTAGATTCATCAGCAATGATATCTAGTGCAGATGCGATGATTGATTCTGTATCCATTGCTTCGTAGTCAGTATATAACTGAATACGCAATGTTTGATAGTTCATTGTTGGGTTGTACGGCATATTAGCACCGTATCTATGCAACTTAGTAAATCTATCTATTAATGCGTTTGTCTTTACGTTACCGTAGGCTTGGATTCTATCAACGTCTATTGTTTTCAATTGATTACCACCAACATTTCTGATGATGACATCTGTACTGAATAAACGTGTAAGCCTACCAAACAAACCTGGTTGTTGTTCTGCCATTATTTTGTTTTATTGTATCAATAAATATTTATTAACCTAATACCCATGTTATATCTTCGAACTGTCCATGACCATTATCAACCATAAATGGATTTTGTTGACCACCAGGCATTGAAGGACCTGTATAGCCATATCCTGTTCTAGTGATATTTGAGACCATTGCTCTATTCAAATCCACTCCTTGTTCGTAGAATTTCATTGCAGTATCACGAGTAAACAATCCCATTCCTAACGCCATTACCAAGTCATCATTATATCCGTTTTGCGCTTGTGCTTTTCCGTGTTGCCAAATAAACACACGCAATTCTTCTAATAGACGTTTTGAGTGAAAGGTGAATACTTTCTCCCGAATATACGACTCCATTTTTGAGATAACAAGTGGTCTTGTCTTTGCTGATGTTGTGAATCCAGGAACAGTTTGTTCTTTATCCATTTTATCTAGCCATTTATCCATATGCATTTCACCATAAGCACGAGGTGAATAATATAATTTAGGGTATCCTTTTTCAATTATCGTATTAACGACATCCCAGCCAATATTAGCGTTCTCAACCACAAGTAGAGCATTATTATACTCAGTAGCAACAGACACAAGCATATTACCATAAGTACGAGTATCAACTTGTGATTTGTATTCAGCCACTTGCTCACACGTTGTCGCATCGATGACATGGAACGCCGAATAATCCGAACCGTCTCCCCGAGCAACGTCGGCACATACCAAATACTGCTTAGAATAATCAGGGTAAACCCAGATCCAAAAATCACCACCCATAAAACGACGTTCAACAGGTTCTGTAATAAAAGTTTCTTCATAAAAAGATAATAAATCGGGTTCAATAACTGAATTACCAGATCCTAGAAAGTCACAGTCATATTCTTGAGCAAATTCTCTTGGAGACATATTTGCTCGTTCTGTAGACTCCCAATCACCAGTTCTATCAGGGTGTAAATCCCATTTTAATTTAATTGCTTTAAAGTCATTCCTTCCAATCTCGGCTTCAGTATACATTTTATGAAACCAGTTACCTACACCATTAGGAGATGATAATGCAATAATTCCTCCACCAGTTGCAATAGTAGGTTTGATACTCGTATAGATTTTATCAATTCCTTCAATGAACGCGGCCTCATCTATAAGTAGTAACGAAACTGCGTAAGATCTACCTGCATCTGATGCGGCTGATGTGGCAACAATCTGAGAGTTATTGGCTAATTTTAATGATAATTTGTTATCAGATAGTGGTTTTTGATTACCTCTTAGCCAAGAAGGTAAGTTATTATACATAAATTGTACCTTATCCACCATTCCTTTAGCTGTTTCTTGCTTTGTTGCAATGCACAACACAGTTTTATCCTTGTTAAATAGCATTGTCCATAAAGCAAAACCAGCTGATAATGTTGAGATACCTAACTGTCTTGATTTATTGATAATACAAAATCTGTTACTTCTAAAATCATTTAATACATCCTCTTGGAATGGATATAAATGGAACAAAACTCTACCTTTGATTGGGTGTGTAATGTAACAATATTTTCTAAAGAAGTGAACAGGATCAGTAGCACATTTAATGTATTCCTGCTTAATTATTTCCTTAATGTTCGCTTGACTCATGTATATAAATATATAAAAAAAGCTCAACCTTACGATTGAGCCTTAATTATGTATGTGGAGTATGAGGATTATTATTTAGTTGCTCTGCTAACTTTAGTTATGATTGCATTTAAAGTATCATGCTCTTGTTTAGAGATAATGTTTGAATTAACTAACGGCTCTAAATATGCTAATGTATCTGTAGACCAATCGTTAAGAGTTTTCTTAAGTTCGGGACCTACAGGAGTACTTCCTGCTGGTTTTTGACCAGGTACTGGAGGTAATTTAGGTTTTTGACCAGGTACTGGAGGCATTGCTGGTGGCGCTTCGGCAAGAATACCAGCTAATTGTTGCATTCTTTCGAGTTCGTTGATTTGCTGTTTCATGATAATAAATATATAAAAAAGGCCAATCCTTGCGGATAGGCCTAATTATGTGGGGGCGTGGGGTATTATTTTACTAACATCAAGTAAGCTAATCCACCAATCACTACATAGCTTCCTATGCGTTGAAATTTAGATTTTACTTTTAACTTGTTGTATTGTAATTCTAATTTTTGATATTGTCCTTCCCATCCTGTAATTTCTTTATCTTTATTCAGGATGATGTTTTTGTAGTTAAGTTCTTTATTAGCATATTTTCCAATAATACTATCCTTAACAGTTACTTTACTTTCTAATGTAGTGATAGAGCTATCTTTTAATACTATAATTTGTTTAGCACCATCTAATTCTACTAAATCCTTAGCAGCGCTAACTAATACTGGTTGGGCTACTAATAATGGGTTAGTAATTGTATCTGCTGGGTAACGATTGTTAAATGAGGTTACTAATTCTGGGTCAGAATAAGCATCAATACTATTTTTTTCTATTTCGATGTATTCAACAATAGTTTTAACTTTTGCTTTTTGATGATCTACTTTATATTGTAATTCAACAGCTACTAAATCTAAAGAATCAATTTCAGCATCGTCTTTAGCAATTTCAGCAAATAATGAATCATTTACCTTGTGTAGACTATCC